TCCAAATGGGATACTCTGCATATTCAAATCTACCTCCATCTTTTGCTGACTTTTTAATAGGTCACGTAGCAGATAAGGTAGCTCAAAGAATGGAGACAAATATTTGGAATGGTGTTAACGGTACAGCAGGACAATTTGATGGATTTAAGCAAACACTTGCTGCAGATTCAGATGTTGTAGATGTTGTAGCAACGGATGTTACATCTTCTAATGTTATTGCACAAATGGGTGCTGTAGCTGATGCAATTCCTCAAACTGTTTATGGTAAAGAAGACTTGTTTATATACGTAGCATCTAATGTCTATCGTGCATATGTAAGAGCTTTAGGTGGTTTCTCAAGTAACATTGGTGCTGCTGGTACAGATAACAAAGGTACACAGTGGTTCAATGGTGGAAATCTAACTTTTGATGGTATCAATGTTGTACTAGCAAAAGGACTACCTACAAACATTATGGTAGCTGCACAAAAATCTAACCTTTATTTCGGTACTGGTCTTTTATCAGATCACAATGAAGTAAAAGTTATTGATATGGCTGACCTTGATGGATCTCAAAACGTAAGAGTTGTAATGAGATTTACTGCTGGCATACAGCATGGAATTGGTAGTGAGGTAGTACTTTATACCTAATAGATAATTATTAACAAGAATGTGGGTAGTTTATTCTGCCCACTATTCTACCTAAAACTAAATATAAAATGAGTTGTAGTTTAACACGATCAAGAGCCGAAGCCTGTAAAGATTCAGTAGCGGGTATTAAGGAAATTTATTTAGTTGACTTTGGTGGTTTAGGTACAGTTACTCTAGGTTCAAGTGATGAGGTAACAGATATTACTGGTAGTTCATCGAATGCTATCACAGCACAAAAATATGAACTAAAAGGTAATAATTCTTTTGAAACGACAGTACAAGCTTCAAGAGAAAATGGTACAGTCTTTTTTGAGCAGACACTAAACATAACACTCAAGAAACTAACTAAAGAAGACCACAAAGAGTTAAAGCTTTTATCTGCTGGAAGACCACACATCTTCATAAGAGATAAGAACGACAATATTCTTTTGATGGGTAGAGAAAATGGTGCTGATTTAATGGAAGGTACAGTAAGCACTGGAAATGCACTTGGTGATTTCAACGGATACAATTATACATTCGTTGCACAAGAAAGCACTCCGCCAAACTTCTGTACTGTAGGAGCACCTACTGTAAACAATTATCCATTAACGTTCTCAAGTTTATCAGGAGACAATACAACTATTGGTACACCAGTACAAGTATAAGGATTCTTTGTTTTATTAATAAAAAGGGGTATATTTATATACCCTTTTTTTATGCCTAAAAACAAACGGAGATGATACAGTTATTTAGGTATGCATATTTTAACAACATCAACAAGCAATCAAGACTTAAAATTTATAGCTAGGGCAGATGCTACTTCTCCTACATTATCTTTAACAGATAAAGAAAAAAGAACTACATCTACAATTAGTGTGAGTAAAACTACCGATGGTGGTTATATGAAACTTACAGGTAGCTTTGCATTAAAAGAAGGCAGACAATATTTATATAGAGTTAAAGATGGTACAACAGAAATATACAGAGGTTTAATATTCTGTACAGATCAGACTGCACTTGATAAATACTTCATAAACAATGGAGAATATGTGACTCAAGATAATTACGATAATGATTTTATAGTATTAGATTAATATGGCAAGAAGAAGTAAAACAAGACAGAAGAATGTAAACATGGTGGCAAAAGATTCAGTTCATGTTATAAATCTTTCTTCATACACATCACCACAAGTAGTTGAGAATCCTAGAAAAGACTATATAGAATATGGTGATGATAACCAATACTTTCAATACTTAATTGATAGATATAATGGTTCTGCTACCAACAACGCAGCAATAAATGGTATATCAGAAATGATATATGGTAGAGGACTGGATGCTTCTGATAGCAAAGAAAAAGTAGAGGCTTATGAGCAAATGAAAAGTTTGTTTACTAAGGAATGTATGAAAAAAGTATGCTATGACTATAAAATGATGGGTCAAGCTGCAGTACAAGTAATTTATACAAAAGATAGAACAAAGGTATTTGAAGTAGAACACATACCTATTGAAACACTTAGAGCTGAGAAAGCTACAGATGGTAAAGTAATGGCTTACTATTATCATCCCAAATGGAAGGATATAAGGAAAGATGACGAGCCTAAACGTATATCAGCATTCGGAATGTCTAAAGATGGCATAGAGATACTTTATATTCGTCCATACAAGGCAGGATTCTATTACTATTCACCAGTAGATTATCAAGGTGGTTTACAATATGCCGAATTAGAAGAAGAAATAGGTAACTATCATATAAATAATATACAAAATGGTTTGCAGCCAAGTATGTTAATTAACTTCAATAATGGCACACCTAACAAAGAACAAAGAGACGAAATAGAAAGAGCTATATATGAAAAGTTTAGTGGATCATCCAATGCTGGTAAATTTATATTAGCATTTAACGACAGCAAAGAATTAGCTGCAACGATTGAACCAGTCATGATTCCTGATGCTTACCAGCAGTATGAGTTTTTGGCAAATGAGTCTATGACCAAAGTTATGGTTTCACATAGAATAGTATCACCTATGCTAGTTGGAATTAAAGATCAAACTGGATTAGGTAATAATGCACAAGAATTAGAAACAGCATCTTTACTTATGGATAATACAGTCATTAGACCTATGCAAGTAACTATAATAGATGAACTACAAAAAATATTAGAATATAATAATATTGATTTAGACTTATACTTTAAAACACTACAGCCTTTAGAATTTACTGATCTGACCAATGCTATAACAGATGCAGAAGTAGAAAAAGAAACAGGTGTAAAAAAAGATGATATACAAAAAGAAGAGGAAATAAACGAACAATCTGAAGAATAATGGCAACAGCACTATTTATAAAAAGAGAAGACCTAGTAAAAAATACTGCTATAAGTGGTTCTGTAGATACAGACAAATTTATTCACTTTATAAAACTAGCTCAGGAAATTCATGTAAGAAATTATTTAGGCACAGATTTATATGATAAAATTAGTGCAGATATAGTTGCTGGTAGTTTGGCTGGTGATTATCTAACTTTAGTAAATGAATATATACAAGACATGTTAATTCATTATGCTATGGCAGAGTATCTACCTTTTGCCGCTTATACTATATCTAATGGTGGTGTACACAAACATGAAAGCGAAAATAGTCAAACAGCAGAAAAAAGTGAAATAGATCAACTTATTGCAAAAGAAAGAGATTATGCAGAATATTATACAAATAGATTTATAGATTTTATGAGTTTTAATGCTGCATCAAAGTACCCTGAGTATTACACAAATCAAAATGAAGAAATATATCCTGACAAGGATTCTAATTTTGCTGGTTGGGTACTGTGAAGAAAAGAAAAAAAATTGGACAATATAAACCAAAACAGAAGAACGAAATAAGACTTTCAGGTTATCTTAAAAAGAATAACAATGAGCTACGGTAAAGTTTATGAAACAAGCTTTTGGGGTGATTTACCTTCAATAATATTTCTAGGCTTTAATAAAGCGTATGCTTTTATATCAGAACAGACAGATTTATTTATATCAACTGTTAAAATAAAAATAGATACAATATTAGAAACAATAGATAGAACAAATTATTAATTATGGCAGCAATAAATATAAATGTAGGAACAGCAGCAAACTCAAATGACGGTGCAACGTTACGAGATGCTTTTATAAATGTTCGTAAAATGATGTATGAAATATACGGTATATCTACAAACGCATCAGATGTTTTAGATAGTTATACAGATGCATTAGATTTATCTACAGGTACACCAACTTTTGCAGAATCAGTACAAGACATCGTTGGTGCTATGTTTACAGGCAACACAGAAACAAATATTACAGCTACTTACGAAGATAGTGACGGAACGATAGATTTAGCAGTATCAGCAGATTTAGATAGTATTGGTGCTGGAGATGGTCTTACAGGTACTTCTTTAACTTCAGGTGATCCAGTGCTTAATGTAGTTGGTGGTGATGGTATTACATCTAGTGCAGATGAAATAGAAGTTACTGTAGATGATTCAACTATAGAATTATCTGCTACAAATGGTAGTGGTGCTGTAAGAATAAAAGACTTAGGTGTTACTACAGCTAAACTAGCTGCTAATGCAGTTAACGGAGATAAGATCGCTGACGATGCTATAAATTCAGAACACTATACAGATGGTAGTATTGATACAGCACATATTGCCGACCTACAAGTAACAACAGCTAAAATAGCAGCAGATTCTGTTACCAATGCAAAATTAGGAGTTGAATATACAGCAAGTGTAGCATTAAGTTCAGGAACTGCTGTTGCAGTAGA